TCAGATCGCGGCTGTAAATGGTTCGGGCCAAATCCATTCCTCACTCCATTCAATGTATTTGGTCCTTAACTTTCTGTCTCAGTTTTGGGGTTCACTCCACACACACACGGAGTCACTGCCAGCAGCAGCACGCCCTCGTGCGCGTGCGCCTTTGGCTTCTGATCTCGGTGGACAAATCAGCCAGCGCTTCGAGGAAGCGTGGGGGCGATGGCCGCTGAAGCAGCGGAAGCAACTGGCTATCCAGATGTGGCTCTCGCTGGTGACGGTGGATAACGAACCGAAAGTCTTCGCCTGCCTGGATCGGTTCTTGGCGAGCGATCAAGCGGCACGCGGTGTAATCGGCTATTTCGGCAATTGGCTGGAGCAGCAATACCAGGACCACTGGGATGGCGAATGGCCGGGACCGGTGGATGGCACCACCAAGCAGCAGCAACAGGCTGACAGATGGAGCCAAGTATGACACCACTCACCCGTAACGCCGCGCGCGCTCAGGCTCGACGCCTTCAGGCCTGTCCGCTACTGGTTCCTCAGTCCGACGAAGGAATGCGCGAACTACTCGACTGCATGTTGCGCAACTGCGGCACCGAAGAGCATCTGCAGACCGTAATGACCACGCTCCTGGATGGATCCCGCCAGGTGACGAACATTTGCGCCGAGCTAGCCGCGATTGCACAGGACACTCGCCTTCCGGAGCAGGCACCGCCGGGTTGCAGTGTATGCGATGAGGGCGTCGATCTCGCAAGCGGTGAACAGCAATGGGCCGGGCACATCTCTCGCGAACTGCATGGCGTATCGGTCGCATCGCGGTGCGAGTGTCCGCGTGGCCGATGGCTCGGTGAACAAGATCGGCAGCGCAAGGCCAACCCGGACTCGAAACGGCAGCCGCGGAAACCGGCGCTGGCCCGCGACCGCAAGCTCGATTCAACAGGAGATGTTGCATGAAGATCAGGAGACACCAGGAGAACAACAATGCCTAATGAAGGACCACTTATGCAGGTATTCGAGCCACATCCGCTGGCTAATCTATTCCCGCTGACCGAGGGCCCGCGATTCGCCGAGATGTGCGCCGACATCAAGGCCCGCGGATTGATTCATCCGATCGTAAGGCACGAAGGTCGGATCCTCGACGGCCGGAACCGGGCGCGCGCCTGCAAGGAATCAGGAGTAGAGCCGCGCTTCGTTGAATGGGAAACGTTGGGCCTGACGTGCTCGGTGGAGCAGTACATCTGGTCTGCCAATGCCCAGCGCCGTGATTTGACCCCCGATCAGCGCGCGGCCATCAGTACGCAGTATTCAGAGCACATCAGGGCTATTAAGGCTGCGGCGAAGGAACGGCAGAAGGCGGCCGGCAAAAGCGGCTCCAAAGGCGGACGCGGGAAGAAGAAAACCCTGGGGGCGGATTCACCCGCAGGGTTTACAGATCGACATGCAACCCGCCATAAGCAAGCGGAGGAGGCCGGCACCACCGAGCACAAGGTCAAAATCGCTGAGCAGGTCAAAAAGTCGCGGCCGGATCTCATTTCGAAGGTGGCCGCTGGCGAAATGAAGCTGGCCGATGCGGCTAAGCAGATTACTCCTCCCCCAGTTAAACCGAAGGCCGAGAAGCCCGGCAAGCGCCAGACGATGCGCCAGAATTTCGCGAAGAAGCAGATGATGGGCATCCTGTCGACCATACGCGGTCATTGCCGCGGCTTGGCACTTATCAAGATGGATCTACTGCTCGACGGTTGCACCGAGGAGGAAAAAAGGGAATGGGCGCAACAGGCACGGCAGCGCGCCGTTGACATCACACATTTCTCTGACCAACTTCGAGCTTCCCTATCCCATGACGATCCGAACAAGGCAGCTTTGATCGGGCCGCGCGGAGCTAAAACTCCAGGCTCGATTGATTGGATCATCCAGACAACGCGCATGGCATCGCTATCACTTCATTCTCTGGAGCGAAGCACGGAAGAGTGGCTGGCCGTTGTCAAGGAACTAGAGGAGTATTCGGTTTGGGATCATTACCCGGAAGATAAACCGTATGGGTCACGCGACGCATTCTTCCTCGGCGAATTTGGTAAGCCTGAGCCGGAGCTGACGCGGCCAAAAGCCGAGCTACAGTCCATAAGTCATCCGGCACCAGTTATACCGAAGGTGAGAACGATGCAAGTGGAACTGTCAGAATCGACGGTCCAGGCGAGAACGATGCAAGTAGAACTGTCAGAACCGACGCCTTGTCATTTCGGAATCGGCACAGATCGTGAAGGACTGTCAGATAACGTTGAACCTCACATCGTCAAACCGGCAGCGCCAGATGAAGAGCCGTAACCTGCCGGTGACCAGGCGGCGGCAGGAGACAAGAGGTAACCATGGCGAATGGAGTCGAACTAGTTCCAATTTCGAAATTACAGCCGCACCCCGACAATCCACGGCTCTTTGTGCGTGAAGAAGTGGTGAATGGAATCTCCGAACAGATCAAGACTAGGGGGTTCGAGGAGCGCCACGCACCGAATGTGCGCCAGATCGGCGATGCCGGCTTTTATCAAATTGTCAGTGGGCATCAGCGCATCGAAGCTGCGAAGCGCGCCGAATTGGAGAAGATCCCGTGCATCGTGGTGGAGTTGACAGATGAGGAGGCCTTTCGCGAACTGCTCTTGTCTAACGCTCAAGCCGATCTGAAGCCGCTGGAGATCGGCTTGCACGTGTTGAAGGCCACGGAGCGCGGCGGCACGGGAGGTAGAGGGAAGAAGGGTGGCGCCAGTGAATATGCGCGGGGAATGGGAATAGAACAGCGGACGCTGGCGGATTATGTTCTAGCCGCGAAGGTCTTTGAAAAATGGGGGAAACCCAGCGCCCAGGCGCTAGGTTTACTTGATTCCATGAAGTCGCTCTCCATCATCCACCGCGCGCCCGAATCCGACTGGCGGGATTTGGTGGACCGGATGCTGGCGGGCGGATGGACTAAAGAACAGACAGAGCGCTACATCGAGGTTATTAAGTCACTCAGTGTTCCTGATGACTTATCCGAGATCTTCCCGCGCCCGGTGCTGATTTCGCGATTCTTCGAGACACACGAGTTTTCGAAAGCAACTCTGGAGGCAATTATCAGGTTGGTTCGCGCCACCGAAGATACCCTGAGGTCCTCTGCACAAGTAGATGTGGAAGCCATGATCATTGAATTCCGATCCTGGCTTAAAGAGAGGGCCGAACGGGCACTCGACCGCCGGGAGATCCTGCGGCACCAGAAGGAATTATTGCAGCAACTGGAAACGGCAGACACCGACGCCCAGAAGCGCTGGAACCACGGGAACTGGCGCAGCTTCATTCAGGAGCTGCCTGACGAATCCGTCGCCTTGGCGCTTACCGATCCTCCATACGGAATGGCGTATCGAAAGCAATCGCGCCGTCGCGCGGGAAGGCCATCACGAAATCGAAAATGACGGCTCACCGGCCGCAGCGTGCAAAGAAATTCACGAGTGCTTGGTTGCATTGTGGCCTAAGCTCAAGGCGGATGCCCACATTCTCTGCTTCTGCCATTGGCGAACGGAATTCAGTGATCATAGCTTTCACGCCGCGCTAGCTTCTGCTGGATATGAGATTCGGGGTGTACTTAGTTGGGTAAAGAATCAGCAAGGAACCGGTGATCTGACCGGATCTTTCGCTCCCAAACAGGAATGGATAATCCATGCGGTCAAGGGAAATCCCTGCCTATACAAGCGGGTGCCGGATGTTCTCTTTGCTGACCGCGTGACTAAAACGACCCACCCGACTGACAAGCCGGTCGAGCTTCTGACACAGTTAATCGAACCACTCACCGTCGAGGGGCAGTTAGTGGTGGATCCCTTCGCTGGCGTCGCCAGCACGTTAGTGGCAGCTAAACAAACTGGCAGAGCTTTCTGGGGTTGCGAACTCGACGCTGAATATTTCCGGGAAGGTTCGGTGCGGCTGTGATGCAACGGTGGCGTTCACCAGCGTCGCTACTCGATATCAAGCTCGATGCGGACTCCGGCGATCGGCCCGAATCTGAACTGGCCGACTTTACACTGCGTGACGAAGTGTGCCGTTTGCTCGACCGGCTCGATCAAATGCACACGGGCCGCATCCACCGAATCGAAGTGCGCGCAGGTATTCCACGGCGCGCCCTTGTCGAAGCGAAACTTACGGAGGCCGTTCCTTGAACGAGACCATAGACTCGCACGCTATCGATCACGCAGCGCTTCAAGCAAGGCTGCTGTCCGCTACAGCCGGATTTCGACCCGACGAAATAGACGACGCTCGACAGGAATTGTTGCTAGATTACCTCCGTAGGTTGCCAAAGTATGACAGCACACGTGGAAACCTAACTGGTTTTACCCGTGGCGTGATGCGCCACCGCGCCACAGTTCTCATCGGGCGTAGATCTGGAAGAGTTCGTCGGGAGGTTCTTGCGGACGATCTCCGACAAACCAATCCGGACGACTCTACAGATGTGCTGGAGATCATTCACTGAGTCGACCCCACCAGTGCGCTCCAACTGTCCCTCGACGTCCAGCACGTCCTACGACAACTTCCTCACCACCTCCAGCATCTGGCAGCCCTTCTGCCCCACATGCCAATCGCAGATGTGTGCGCGACGATCGGGAAGTCGAGATCGCGAACCTATCAGTTGGTCCGTGACCTCAGACGTGCATTCGTAGCGTCCGGTATCGACCCTCGTCGAGCTCTACCTTCCTTGACAGGTGCCAAGTGTCATCGAAAACCACAGATTCACGGTGCCAGGCCCGAACGCGACTGATGGACGAAGTACTCGGTAGCCATTTCCAACCGTCGACTCATCTCGCTATCTCCGCCTTCCCGGCTCATCGCTGGTTTTCAATTTCCTAGACTGCGGGGACAATGCTGGTCATCTCGGCGGGCGAGCTGGACCGCCACACGAATCGCGCCAATTTCTACATGCGAAGTTGTGATGGTGCACACTTCGTTCATGTCGGGAGTATTGGTATTCAGAGACTATTCGGTTCGACTGGCGGCGTCCCCGACGCACTCGTTGAAAGGATTTCTTAGCGAAGGACCAGACTGTTGAGTGTCCGTTAGGGGTTGATCATTTGCCGCAAGCCGCTCCAAGAGCATGCAGTTCGCAACCGTGTTCCATGATGGCGGCATACCGCGGCCGCTGTAAGGTGCACGCGCAGGCCAATGAACAGATGCGCGGCGGTGCGGCGGAGCGTGGCTACGATGGCGATTGGCGCCGGCTGCGCAACGCGAAGCTCGTCGTGGATCCGATCTGCGAACTCCCCACTCGGTGCTTGGGGATGGTGGCGACCGAGGTTCACCATGTGATACGGATCCGCGATCGTCCTGACTTGCGACTTGAATGGAGTAACTTACGATCGACTTGTAAGCCGTGCCATTCGGCACTAACTCGAAGGGGGCAGTTATAACCAGGCAGTCAGCTTTAACAGGCAGGGGGTAGGGGGGCAAGATCTTACAAACAAAGGCGTTACTCACCGCCGCGCGCATTCATACGAAGATCCGCGAAATTGGAAACGGGGTGTCAGATGATGTCGAGCAGGCCTATCCCAAAATGAGAGCCGAACATTTTGAACGAGCTTGGAGTCTGGGCCAGCCGTAGGAAGTGGGCCCGGAAAGGACGTCCGATGCCTCAGAATGGCTTGGAAATGAGTTGGAATGAGAGGCAGAAAACCAAAACCCGCCGCATTGCAGATCGCCGAGGGCGACCCACGCAAGCGCGGAGTACATCAACTCGACTCTAGATTAGAAGCCGAACCGAAGGCCACGCGTGGTCTGCCGGCTTGCCCCAACCACCTCAAGGGTGTCGCTCGAAAGGCTTGGCGTTTCTGGTCCGATGAACTCGAAGGGATGAACCTGGATTGCCGGCCCGACGCCATGATGCTGGAAGGCGCCTGCGTCAGTTACCAGACCTACGTAGAGCTATACGAACTGATCGAGCAGCAGGGCAAGTTGGTGGCCAAGAAAGAGCGTAACCCCCAGACTGGCCAAATGGAGGTTGTAGACGTCCGACCTCATCCCGGTCTCCATATCCGTGACCGGGCGTTGATGCAGATGAAGGCATTCTGCAGCGAATTTGGGTTCTCGCCAGTAAGTCGGGCCCGCCTGTTCGTCGAGCGGCGGGAGGCGGATGGCGACGACCTCATGGCCTTGTTGACGCAACCGCGGGAACGGAAACAACCGCCAGAGGAGACAGTTCAGTGATCGGACCAGAAATGATTGTCGAATCGTGGCCGATTGATCGGCCAATCGAGTATGCTCGCAATGCTAGGAAAATCACGCAGGCAGCGGTTGATAAGGTCGCTTCGTCGATCCAGGAATTCGGCTTCCGACAGGCCATCGTAGTCGACAAGGACGGCGTGATCATTGTCGGCCACGTTCGTTTGCGGGCTGCGATGAAGCTCGGCATGATGCACGTTCCCGTTCATGTGGCCGCCAATCTGACCCCGGCCCAGGTGAAGGCTTATCGTCTGATGGATAACCGGAGCCATGAGGAGGTGGAGTGGGATATCGGCATGCTGGGTGCAGAGTTACTGGAACTCAATGATCTCAGTCTCAACATGATCCTCACCGGGTTCAGTCCGCACGAACTCGGTACACTGCTGCGAGATCCGCTGGTCGATGAGCAGGTAGACCAGGCGCCGCCGCTGCCTGACGTGCCCGTCACAGAGTGCGGTGATATGTGGCTTTTGGGAGACCACAAGGTCTTGCTGGGAGATGCCACAGCCAGCGCTCATGTCGCGTCCCTCATGGGTAACGAGGCTGCAGACATGATTTTCACGGATCCGCCGTACAACGTCGATTACGAAGGCTACACGGATGAAAGGCTTAAGATCCAGGGTGACCGCATGAGCGCTGAACAATACCAGCACTTCCTTCTGACGAGCTTTCAGCATTACCGCGGGCTCAGCAAAGCCGGCGCGTCGGCGGCTTCGAAATCCGCTGTCAAATCGTTTGGGCGAAGAACACCTTCGCGTGGGGCTTCGGAAGGTATAAGTTTCAGCACGAGCCCGTTTTTTACAGCCACGTGGCTGGTCAGACCGATCCTTGGTACGGAGATAAATCACAATCCACGGTGTGGCAGGAGAACAAGCCCACTGCAAATAAGTTGCATCCCACGATGAAGCCAGTCGAGTTGGTCGAGCGCGCTCTGATCAACAGCAGCAAAGCCGGCGACATCGTGGCAGATTTGTTCGGAGGTGCGGGATCGACGTTGATCGGATGTGAACGTACCGGCCGACGAGCACGTCTCATGGAAATCGATGCAAAATACGTCGACGTGATTGTTGCCAGGTGGCAGTCTCTCACCAACAAAGAGGCGATCCTTGCGAACGGCGGCGCCACGTTCGAGCAGACTAAGTGCGGCCGGCGACTCCGAGGCGAGAACACTATCAGTGAGCACTGCGAACAACTTGTCACAGAGAGGGACAAATAGATGTGCCGTTCTCTCAGCAGCACGCCGATGCGGCCTGTAACTTCTTCGAGCGCGTCTTGAAACATACAGCCGACGAATGGTACGGTCGGCCGTTTATGTTGGCGCCATGGCAAGAAGAGGCCCTAACTCAAATCTTTGGCCAGCTGGACGACGACGGGAACCGGTTGATCAAGATGGGATACTTCGAGGTCCCTAAGAAGAGCGGCAAAACCGAATGGGTCGCCGGGCTCGTCCTATTCGTGCTTATCGTCGACCCGAACCCAGGGTGTCAGGTATACGGTGCTGCCGCCGCGACGCGTCAGGCGATGAACGTCTACCGAGCTGCCTGCAAGATGGTGGAGCAGTCGTTGCTTCTAAAGAAGCGCCTTCGAATACTCAGGGGAACGAACCGGATTCTGAAGCGTGACGACCCCGACAGCTTCTACGCTGCCGTGGCTGCGGACGGTGACTTGTCGGACGGTGTGAACCCGTCGTTTGTGGTGGCTGACGAGTTACACCGTTGGCGGACCCGCAAGCCGCTTGAAAATTGGGATGTGCTCTCACTTGGTGGAATCACGCGCCGCCAGACATTGACGGTCGCAGTCAGCACCGCCGGAGTGCAAAACGAATCGCCGCTCGCCTGGCGGTTGCACCAGAAGACGCTACGCATCGAGGACGGTGTGATTCAAGATCCGACGTTCATCGGCCGTGTTTATGGCGCGAGTGCAAAGGATGACTGGACTGCGGAAGCCACTTGGATCAAAGCGAACCCAAGCCTTAAGGAACGCGGAGGGTTTTTGGACATCGCCAAGATACGCGAGCGATACAATGCCAGTCTGTCGGATCCTGAATCGCAGAGTGCATTCCGCCGCTATTACTTAAACCTCTGGGATGAGAAGGAACACCGCGTGATTGACCTCGCCAAATGGGAAGCCAGTGCCGGCCCGTGGATCGCCGCGGGTCTGCTGCCCAAGCCTCCCGGAGAGATGGTCCGTCCACTACCGCACGATTTGTTGGCGCGCTTCATCGAACGGCGGTGTTGGGCAGGGGTGGATCTATCGATGACCACCGACCTTTCCGCCGTGTCATTCGTTTTCCCGCGGGGTGATGACGGCTACGATGTATTGCCGTTCTTCTGGATGCCCGAGCAAGATGTCCGCAAGCGGGAGTTACGCGATGGTGTGCCGTACGGCCACTGGGCTGACCAAGGATACATCGAGCTTTCGCCCGGTGGCGTAATCGATTACCGCGACATAAAGGCGCGACTGGAGTGGGCTGCCCAGGTATTCGATCTACAGGAGATCTGCTGGGACCCGTGGAACTCGAGGCAGATTTCGGTGCCCATGATCGAGGAGGGTTACCGCTGCATCGAGATCCGGCAGGGCTTTGCTTCGTTATCGGAGCCTTCGAAGAAGATACTCGAACTGGTGACAGCCGGCGAACTCCACCACGGAGGACACCCGGTGCTGCGCTGGAATGCGAGCTGTGTCACCGCGAAGGAGCTGAACGACAACCTGATGTTTACGAAGCCGGAGCGGTCGAAGAATTCCTCTCGTATCGACGGGATCTCAGCCATGGTGAACGCCTTGGCCCGGGCGATGGTTGCGTCGCCGCAGACAAGCAGCATGATAGAGGTTTGGTGACCTTGATTGACGGACGGGGACGAGGCACAAATAACACGCTGCCGCCGGGAGATCGCGGTCATCGAAGCACAGATCTGCGCCGGCCATCCGGACCTGATGGGCCTTTGCCTGGGTTTGGCTGACTGGTCTGGGGAACTGCGGCTGCTACAGGACAAACAAAAGAAGCCGCCGAGGCGCAACCCCGGCGGCCAATGGAACCAATCGCCGTAATCAAGCCTTGACGGAATAACTGCGTTCTCCGTCATCGCTTCTGGTGGACTTGACTGTCAGGCCCATCTTCTTCCCCACGGTCCCGGAGAGGAAGCCGCGGACGGAATGCGCCTGCCAGCCGGTCGCCTTCATGACTTCCGTCAGGGTGGCGCCCTTGGGTTGCCGGAGCAGGGCCAGCACATTCGCGGTCTTGCTTCCCTCGCGTCCGCCTGCTGCCACCGCCTTCGTCGGACGCCGATCCGTGGCGCCCGTCTTGGCCCGCTTCTCGGCTTGTGTGCCCTTGTTCGCCGCGCTGGCCTTCTTCCCCGCCCTGGGCTTGTCAGCCGCAACGTGAGCCGCTTCGGGCGCAACGGCGGGCCTCAGGCTCTGCACGGCCTTCCAAATGCGACCCACAGCGGTCTTGCGGTCTGTGAACTTCTTGACCGGAATGCGTCCCGGCAGGGTGTTCCAAATCTCCACCAAACGGTCGGCTGGCCAAGTCTCGGCTAGTTGCCCCAACTCCTCGCGGCTTTTGAATTTTCCGGTTCCCGCCGCTTCTGGCAGCTCCTCGCCTGAGCCAAAAACGGTGATGTTATTGTCGCTGTCGATGACAAAGATGTACATTGTGGTCCTCTCTCGATCTACCTGATTTCGTTGGCGTTCTCCAAACGCACTGACATACATCACTCCACCCGGCGATAAAGCAAGTCCAATCCACCACCGCCGTTCCCGTTCCCATTTCTCGGTTGCTATCCCCAAGAATCAAGCCATGTTGGACGGCATGAAGACGGTCATCTATGCCAGGGTCAGCACAAGCGAACAAAGTTGCGAGATGCAGTTGCGGGAACTGCGAGATTATGCGGCGCGCCGCGAATTGGAGATTATCGGCGAGTTTGTGGATACGGGTTGGAGTGGCGCCAAGGCCAGCCGGCCTGAGTTGGACCGGCTGATGCGGGAGGCACGGCTGCGGCGCTTTGATGTGGTCTTGGTGTGGAAACTGGACCGCTGGGGCCGCAGCGTAGCCCATTGTGTCCGTAGCATCCAGGAACTCGTTTCGCTGGGTATCCGCTTCCTGGCCGCCACGCAGAACATTGACACCGACGAGAGCAACCCCATGTCGCAATTTATCCTGCACATCTTCGCAGCCGTCGCCGAACTGGAACGCGAGATGATTCGGGAGCGGGTGGTTGCGGGCATTCGCACGGCCCAACTCAACGGAAAGTCCCTGGGCCGGCCGCGCCGAGTCTTTCGGAGGGACCAGGCCCGGGCCTTGCGAGCGAGTGGCATGAGTTGGCGGAAAATTGCCGGGACACTCGGCATCCCCATGTCCACGGTGATTGATTCTTGCCGAGATGCCGAGATGCTGGCCCAGCCGACCCTCATTGCAAGTAGCAGAAAACCAAGCCAATCATGTCTCAATCAACCGGAAATCAACAGGGAATCAACCAAGAATCAACCGTTTTAGGCTGATTTTGAGCCCATTTGAAGACCCTTTCGGGATAGCGGCCTGCTGCGGCGTACGAAAAACCCTCACGGTAACCACCTGAAATCAAAGCGCAAACACGAGTCATTCCGGGCCGACAACCGGTGTTTGGAAACGACCTGTTTTTCGTACGGCGACCTTTTATACCTTCCAACCAACAGGCTCCGAATATACGCGACGCGCGTGCCGCCGAAGCTGGCAGGCGTGCGGACGATGTTCTCAGCTTTTCATCATTTTCGTCCGGATACGGCCCGAGCGATCCTGGGGGACGCGTTCGAGCGCCGACGGGCGATCTGCATTTTCGAGTCGGGATCCGGAACGCTGCTGGGGATTGCCTCGATGTTGGGGGTGCCTCTTGCCGTGCTTGCTCTGATGCCATTGGCGAGGCCGT